AAGCTGGCCACAGCTTCGGCCCAGTGAGTGTTAACTCGGCCACAAGCGCTACGGTATATGAGGGGGCAGCGTTAAACTTGAATATTGTTCGAGCAAAAGATCTTACCGTAAAAACTGGAGAGTTTTTTTTCCAGACTCCAGTGACAGCGTCTCTTATCGCAGATAAGTTTAATCTTGCCGCGTTAGGTACGGTAAATTTTATTACCGGAAACGTCGCTAGCGGCCTCACTGTAAGCACTTTTGGGAACGTCGATCTTAGCAAATTGAGTTTGTTGACAAATCTTAACGGGTTAACTCCCAGCGTTACAACTAGAGGAACAGTGACAAACCCAGCGCCATAATTGGAATTTTATAAAAAATATTGTGTTTTAAACGAGGTCGATTCAAATAGAATCAACCTCCCAAAAAACATTTCAAACACTGAGCTTTATACTAATGAGGCTCAGTTTCTTATTTCACGTGGAGAATTGTATACGGAAAGATGTAGCGCTAAAATGGACGAACTTAGAGTTAGTTTTTTTATTGATTTTACTTCTCAAGTTTTAAAGCATTATTCATTAAATCATCTTAACTTTAAATTTATTGTTAATTTTAACGATGGCCCAGAAAACGATTCTAAAGAGACAAGGCTTTGTTTTGCTAGACCTAGAAATAGCCCTCATATTTGCGTTCCAGACTCACATTTAGGAAGAACAGTTTCCATATGCGATTCCCTAGAATCTATTGATAAACCTTTTGATCAGAAAATTAATAAAGTATCTTTTTTTGGATCGGACACTGGTAGAAAATATAAAGATGGTTCTGTCCAAAGAGTTAATTTTTGTCAAAGATACAAAAATAGCGAAAATGTAATTGCCAAAATAACCAATTTCGTAGAGCATCCGTTTGACGATTCCATATATTCAAATCCTGTTTCAATAAAAGACCAACTTGATTATAAATATATATTAAATATAAATGGAAATACGACATCTTGGGAAAGGTTAATTTGGGCGATGAACTCAAATTCGCTTTGTTTATTTTTGCGACCGCCATCTCACCAAGATGAAATATCTTGGTATTATCACATGTTCGATTTAGCTCAATTTTTTATCACTTTAGATTCCGATTCCATTGAAAACTTTTTAGGTTCTGCTGTTGACTGGCAATCTGAAATGCAAGCATTCAAAAATCATCAAAAAAATATTTCAAAATGTCTTGCCAGTATTGATTTCCATGCTCACTATTACGCTCAGGTATTATTAAACTATAATCAAATATATAATGAATCAGTCAAATAAAGTTGAACTTATTGGAATTTATGGCGACGACCTTACTCATGCCTGCTCTGCTTGGACATCAACCAGTAGAGAAATCAACGAAGAAAAGAAGGGTCGAGTTGGAGATTTACTCAAGATGTTGGCTGAAAATGGACACCATACACCATTTGAAAAATCCTCCCTACATTTTCTAGTTAATACTGATATTGCATCTCATATTCATATTCTCAAGCACCGTATTGGCGTGTCAGTTAATGGGGAATCAGCCCGTTATAAAGAGATTAAAGAAGATGGATTTTTAATTCCAGATGATTGGCCCGACTCTTGGAAAGAAATTCTTAATAGTTATACAGAAAGAGGTCTAGATCTTTATCATAAGTGTGTTGATGACTTGGTTCAAAATCACGGATTTAATCGAAAGCGAGCTAAAGAATCTGCGAGATTTTTTAGACCATACAATACGCAAATCGCTGCTGATGTTATGTTTAACTGGCGCTCGTTTGGCCATTTTTTAAATCTTAGAAATAAACCAGATGCTCAAAAAGAAATCAGGGATATCGCTGCTCAAATGTTAGCTTTGGTTAAAGAAACGAATAAATTCCCATTAACTATACAGGCATTTGGAGTGTAAAGTAGTATGTGCCTACTGAACTTATAAGCCTAATGGGAGGAGCCGCTACTGGCTTTATCTTTCGTTTGATCGCGGCTAAATCGGAAGAAAGTAAAAACAGGTTTAACCGCATGATGAATGCTATAGATAAATCAGACGAATCTGCGGATAAAGCCTCTAAAAGAGATGGCGACGTAGGTAAAATGGTTAGACAATTTATCGTAGTTTCTGTCATATTCTCTATTGTTATATCTCCATTCGTTATGGCTATCCTTGGCATCCCAACTTATCTTGAAGTTGATTATAACAACGGAGGCAGTATTTTAGGTTTAATTGGTCAGGACGTGAGCAGCAAAGCTTTTGTCGAAATCTCCGGTAATTTAATTACCTCGGAAATAAGACAGTGCCTTATCGCTGTTACCGGATTTTACTTCGGATCAGCCTCGGCATCGAACAAATCGTAATAGGTCTTGACAAATCTTTCTGAATCTGCTCAACTGGCAGAATGAAAGAAAAGATCAACCGCGCAAAGATTATCGGATCTCTGGTCGAGCTTCCCGCTAAACCTGACAAGAGATTTTGGCAAAAGGAAATGGTTTTTCTAAAAAAACTAGAGAAGATTTACGGCATAGACTTTTTGGTGCAAATCAAAGAGGAAAAGAAGTTCCCAACATTAGCGTTCTTCTTTGCAGATTGGAAGAAGAAGCTACTTGACGTTGACTACAAGGAGTATTACTATACTCGCCTTCATAAAGAAGACCTCTCCACGGAAGAGAAGATCGGCAAAGACGCTGAAGTCCAAACTAAGAAAACACTTAAACAATTTTTATCATGACCAAAAAGACAAAAGAACAAGAAGAAAAACAGGACGCAGTATCTTCAAAAAACATTTTAACCTCCTTTCTAAAAAATACAAAAGAAGATCATTATAATTTTGAAGAGGCTATATCTTATAAAGTTTCAACCGGATCGTTAACTTTCGACCTTTTAACGGGTGGAGGTTTAAGACCGGGTGTGCATCGATTTGTAGGCTTTACCGAGGGCGGTAAAACTTCAGCTGCGCTCGAAGTAATGAAGAACTTTCTAAATACTATCGAAGGAGCTAAGGGTTTTTTTATCAAGGCTGAAGGTAGACTTTCGGAAGAGATGATAAAGCGCTCTGGCGTTAAATTTGTTTTCGATGCAGAACAATGGGAGGCGGGAACTTGTTTTGTTTTTGAGTGCAATATTTACGAGACTGTTGTTGATGCGTTGCGTCAACTAGTAATAAAAAACGAAGAACAGAATAAGTATATGTTTATTCTTGATTCTGTTGACGGTCTCATCACCAAAGGCGATTTAAATAAGACGTTTGAAGAATCCAAAAAGGTTGCAGGTGGAGCCGTTCTCGCTTCAGACTTCATGAAGCGCATGTCAATTGCCCTCCAAAAACGCGGGCACATGGCAGTCTTCATTTCACAAGTAAGAAGCGATGTTAGGATCGATCCTTATAGCTCCGCTCCAATTCGTCAAACCTCCGCAACCGGAGGCAACGCTCTTCTCCATTTTGCGGATTTTATTTTTGAATTTGAAGCTCGATTTGAAGGAGATATCATTTTGAAAGATCCATCCATAAAAAAGTCTGATCCTATCAAAAATCCAATTATTGGTCATTCATGCAAAGTGGTAATTAAAAAAAGCCCAAATGAAAAAAGCAAAGTAAAGTTCTCTTATCCAATTAAATATGGACGCACCGATGGCCGCTCTATTTGGCTTGAAAAAGAAATTGTTGACATGCTCATGCGTTGGGAACTGGTAACTCGCTCTGGCGCTTGGTATTACGTCGCTGAAGACTTTGCCGTTACTTTAAAAGAAAACGGCTTCGAAGCTCCTGAAAAGTTTCAGGGAGAAAATGCTATTTTTGAATTCGTAGAATCCAATCCAAAACTCGTCAAATTCTTACATAAGTATTTTGTAGATATGATCTCCTCGAAACCTAATGAAATTCAAAACGCTTAGTGGCAAAGAAAAGATTCTTAAAAACGCTAGAAAATATATTATTAATTGGGAGTGTAAGTCTAGAAGTAAAATCCAATGGAGGGTAAAACAGTTTCTGCTCACGTACTGGAAACACGATATAGTTTTCGAAGAGCTTCCAGTTGTTGGCAGTAGGCTTTCTTTGGATTTTTACAATGCGAATAAAAAAACTGCGGTGGAGGTTCAAGGGAAACAACACCAAACTTATAATCCATATTTTCACGCATCCAATCGCCAAAATTGGATCTCTCAATTAAAAAGAGACGATTTAAAGCTTGAATTCTGCTTGACAAACGGAATCAGACTAGTAGAGATATACGAAACCGACACTCTTTGCGAAGAGTTATTTAAAAAACATTTCTTATGAGCAAAAAACAAAAAGAAGACAAACAGGAGCCGAAAGACTTTTTATTTCCAACTAAGCTTGTGGAACAGATTTATGAAATTTCTGGAGGTGCAGATTCTTACAAAGGTGTAATCCTTTGTGTCTGCTCGCCAAAAGGGGAGCCTCAAGTTTACACAAGGTTCGATTCTATGATAACCGCCCTTGGCATGAAAACTGCCCTTGGCCAATGGCTCTCCGACCAAGAGAGTGAGTTCTCAGCCGCAGCCGCAGACAACGAATAATGCTTTATTCCCTAGAAGTCGAGAAGCAGTTCCTAGCGGGACTACTTCAGTATCCAGAGACTTACTCTGAAATTTGCGATTTTGTTTCGGAATCGGATTTTTATTCCGAAGATACTATCGTTCACAAAACGATTTATCACATTATCCGAAAATGCTTGGAGTCAAACGAGAAGGTTGACGAGATCATTATCGCTCAAAGAATCAAAGAGATTGGTATTTCCTTTAAGGACAACATCGATGTTTTTGATTACTTGAGGTCTCTAGCTATCAGAAAGACAAACAAGACCACTGCGATTTCCGCCGCAAAGGAGATTAAAAAATACTCTATTAGAAGAGGCATTTACGAATCTGCCCTTGAGGTTGCCGAGAAGATGAAAAGAATAGCTCCTGATTCTTCTTATCAAAAGATTGTCGAAGAGGCTGACACCACATTTAATAAGATTATTAATATTTATGAGAACAACGAAGAAAAGCCAGTCAACATTTTTGAAGAGATGGAGGCTGTCATTGAAGAGCGTGGGAACAATCCTATTACTGAATTTGGCCTCATGGGTCCATTCCCCACAGTTAATAAGATTTATGGATCTCTTCTTCGGCCCGGTAATATTACTGTTATCGTCGCTCGCTCGGGTGTAGGAAAAACCCTGCTAGCTCTAAATTACACGACGAAAGTTTCAGCCCAGCACGATGTTCCCGTTTTGCATTTCGATAACGGAGAAATGAGCAAGGAGGAGGTTATCATGCGTCAGTGCGCGGCACTTAGTCACGTTCCCATGCACTTGCTCGAAACTGGTCTTTGGCGCAAGGCTGGCGAAGATGTTGTTCAGAAAGTTCGATCCACTTGGGAAAAGATCAAGAAGCTTAAATTTTATTATTATAATGTCGGTGGAATGACCACTGATCAAATGATCAATAATCTTAAGCGTTTTTATTATTCCAAGGTTGGTCGCGGCAATCTTCTTATCTTCAGCTTTGATTACATTAAGCCTTCTGCTGACAGCGATGGCGGCAAACCAGAATGGCAGGCGATTGGAGACATGCTCAATAAGTTTAAAAAGACTATTCAGCGAGATATCGTGCAAGATCAAAAGCCGATGATCACGATGTTCACGTCGATTCAATCTAACCGAAGCGGTATTACAACAAACCGCAATTCCGACGCGATCAACGATGATGAAGGTATCGTGTCCATGTCAGATCGGATCACGCATTATTGCTCTCATATGGCTATCCTGCGGCCTAAGACAGCGGACGAGCGCCAACAAGAAGGAGCGACCTTCGGTTCGCATAAACTTATTTTTGTAAAGAATCGATTCCTTGGCTCCGATGTCGCTGGCGCAGTTGAGTTAGTTAGAATGCCAGAGGGCGAGCTTAAGAAGAATTTCATCAATCTCCAGTTCGAGAATTTTGATATTAAAGAACGCGGCGATTTGCGCGATATTGTGAACCGAGCAGATACCAACGCAACAACCTTAGAAAATTCCCGTGAAAACGACGATGTCCCAAGTTTTAATTGACCCAGTAGTTCTCAAAAGTTCGCTTGAGTCTTTGGGGTATCAGCTTAAAGACTATGGCAACTATTGGAGAACAACAGGTCTGTATCGTGGTGGAGACAACACTACCGCATTAAAAATCTACAAGAACAGTGGGGTTTGGACTGACTTTGCAACTGGCAGTTCAAAGAGCTATCCGTTCCAGAGGCTCGTAGAGCTGACATTAGATACAAAAGATTCTTATATTGTAAATAAGTATGTAAAATTTAATCCCGAAAATATCATTCACGTACAAAACAAGGAGAAAATTGAGATGGAGAAAATTTACCCAGAACTAATACTAGACAATCTTTTGCCTCATCTTGATTTTTATTCCTCAAAGATGCTTAGCAAAGATACATTAGATTTTTACAAGTGTGGGTACGCTACCTCTGGCCAGCTTTTCAGAAGAATTGTGTTTCCTATTTATAACCAATTCGGCCAGATTCATGGTTTTTCCGGTCGAGCCGTTTTCTGGGAAAAGAGTTCCGAGTTTCCAAAATGGAAACATATAGGTAAGAGAGCAGATTGGGTTTATCCAATTAATTTAAAGCGAAATAATATTCTTGAAGCGAAGGAGGAAGTTGAAAAACGACGCTCGATTATTATCGTAGAAAGCATTGGCGACAGTATGGCTTTGTTTGAGCATGGTTATAAAAATAATATAGTCACTTTTGGCCTTGGTATTTCATCCAAACTCTCTGCTGCTCTCGTCGGCCTAAGCCCAGACAAAATCATTATCTCTTCAAACAACGATTCTGAGGGAGACATTAATCATGGCCTCATTTCAGCCTGCAAGACTTTTCTTCAGCTTTCTTCTATTTTTGATTATTCGAAACTAGAAATTAAACTCCCGCTTAAAAATGATTTTTTTGATATGCACGTCGCAACATCTGCGGGCGAAAATGATATTTTTGACAAATGGAATAACAAAACGATAAACATGGAAGCTCAAATAAAGAAAATCCACGAAATCGCCGTTGCTAATAAATTCTCAGATAGCCTTATTAAAAGAGCAGAAAAGATTCTAAATGACGCAACCTGATATCAAACACGTTGCGCTTTCTGCTAGTCGAATCAAAACGCTTGAAAAGTGTAGTTGGTCTTACTGGTGTAATTATATTTTAAAGCTGCCAGACAAGTCTAACGACGGAGCAAATAGAGGCAATGTCGTTCACCTTGTTCTTGAATGCCTCGCTCAAGAAAAAAGAAAGCCATACGTTGACATCATTTTAAATAGCGGAGATCTTTTTACAATAAAGTCTATTAAAAAGTTAGCCCTAAAACACGCAAGAAAATTAAAGGTCTCTGACCCAGACAACATTGTTTTGATCAAGGAGATGACTTTGACCGCTTTAAAATACGACTTTTGGGGCGATGCTGAAAAGCCTCCAGTTCAAGACTTGAAGGAAAGAGCGTTTGACATAACGATAGATAAAAAAGATAAAAAATATAGAATCAAAGGATTCATTGATCGCCAGTTTATTTATGACGAT